GAGGATCATGCGGAACGCGCCATGCTGACAGCCAAAGATATGTTGGCATTGATCGATGACCTTAACGCAGAGCTCGATGCGGAAGGGTTGCCCAATCTCAATGTAGGCGTAGGCATTAATAGCGGACCATGTGTGGTGGGGAATATGGGAAGCCAGAGTCGATTCGATTACTCGGTGCTGGGGGATGCCGTCAACGTGGCAAGTCGCCTCGAGGGTCAAACTCGAAACTACGATGCATGGATTCTCATGGGCGAAAATACGGTAACATATAAGCCTGAATGGGCTACCTATGTGGATGCGATTCAAGTGAAAGGAAAAAGCGAACCTTTGAAAGTCTTTACGTTAAAAGAGCATGTGGCAGATTAGCGCAGCATTAGGAGTAGCCTTGGTGATTGCGGGTGGTGCATTTAAGATGTACTACGACAAGTCCGAAGCTGAGAAAGAAGCAATGGCTACCCAGTTGCAGCAAGCGATGGATAATCAGCAACGCTTAGAGAATGCGATAGCGGATCAAAATGAGCAGATCGAGAAGGCGCTTGCAGAACAGAAAGAATCGCAGGAACGCATTCAAAGTTTAACGGTGGCAAACAATGAAGCCAACGAGAAAGTAGAAGAGTTACGCAACAAGTTTGCACGGCACGATCTGGATATGTTGTCGATACGCAAGCCAGGTCTAGTAGAGAAACTGGTGAATCGAGGCACAGCCAAGGTGTTTGCTGATTTAGAAAAGCTGACTGACCCCAATCAATTTGATGAAGATACTAGTACCGATACTGTTAATCCTAGTTAGCGGCTGTTCTCTTTTGGGGCCGTCGCGGTTTACTCCACCGGAAGTGCGGCCGGTTGAGGTGATAACTATTGAGAAACCAGCCCCGATGTATCACCCTCCGTTACCAATGGCAGTCAAGTCAGTTCCCGTGGAGTGGAAGATCCTGACACCAGATACCATGGAAGAGTATTTGAATGATTTAAAAGCAGGCGAAGCACCTGTAAATGCTTGGTATTCTTTGACAACCAAAGGATACGAAAACCTTAGTAACAATGTGGCACAGGTTCAAAGATATATTCAGCAGGTTCTTTCTATTGTTGAATACTATAGAGAAACCGATAAGGCGAAAGAGGAAGACAATGAGCAGACTGACTGAGATGCTAAGAAGACATGAAGGTGTAGAAAGTCATGCGTACATGTGTTCGCAGAATTTCTGGACGATTGGCGTTGGGCGCAACGTGGACCCCGGTGATAATGGAGCGGCCAAAGGTCTTGGCTTGTCAGATGATGAGATTGACTACTTACTTAGTAATGATATTAAGCGAGTGGAAAAAGAATTGAGTGATGAGTATGAATGGTTCTCTGGTTTAGATGATGTGCGTCGAGACTGCATGGTGGACATTAGCTTTAATCTGGGCCAAACCCGTTTGAGAGGATTTAAAAAAGCTTTGAGTGCTATGGCAGAAAGTGATTGGGAAGAGGCTAGTGAGCAATTTTTAGATAGCCGTTGGGCAGATCAGGTGGGGAATAGATCGACTGAATTGGCTGAGATGATTAGAACAGGGGAATATAGATAATGCCTCTTCAAAAGTTTTTGTTTAATCCTGGCATCAATAAAGAGGGAACCGATTATACCGCCGAGGGTGGTTGGTATGACGGTAACCTGGTCAGGTTTCGCAAAGGCTTTGCTGAAAAAATAGGCGGCTGGAAGAAAGTAATTCAAACGTCTTACAACGGAACGGGTCGAAAGTTATTGGGATGGGTTGATTTAGAAGGGACAAAGCTTTTAGGTCTAGGTACGCGCACCAAACTTTATATACAGGAAGGCGCAAGCTTTAATGACATCACGCCTCTTCGCAGTACTACTGGCGCGGGTGATGTCACGTTTGCAGCAACCAATGGTTCTTCCACATTAACTATAACCGATGCTAGTCATGGCGCTTCAAAGGGAGACTTTGTCACATTCAGCAGTGCGGCTTCTTTAGGTGGAACCATTACAGCCACGGTTCTAAATCAAGAATATGAGATAGCGGCTATTTCATCCTCTAATGCTTATACGATTACAGCTAAAGACACGAGCGGTGATACGGTTACAGCGAACAGTAGTGATAGTGGAAATGGAGGCAGCTCTACTGTAGGCGCGTATCAAATTAATGTGGGCCTTGATGTATTTGTTGATGGTACAGGATGGGGCGCAGGTACTTGGGGTGGAGGAACGTGGGGTTCTACCAGTTCGTTAAGTGATTTAAATCAGTTGCGCCTTTGGTCATTAGATAGCTTTGGAGAAGATTTGATTGCTTGCCCAAGAGCAGGAGGAATTTATTACTGGGATGTTAGTGCAAAAACTCTGGGAACTGATAGGGCGGTTCCATTAACCGAATTAACTGGCGCTAACCTTGCGCCCACAAAAGGATTACAGGTTCTTGTTTCGGATGTAGATCGCCACGTTGTGGTTCTGGGAGCAGATCCTATTAGTGATGGCTCTCGCTCTGGTTCTATTGATCCCCTCTTAATTGCTTTTTCAGATCAAGAGAACGCGGCTGAATGGGAACCTAAGTCTACAAATACCGCTGGTTCACTACGATGTTCAGCAGGTTCTGAAATTATTGGCGGCTTACGCGCCCGACAAGAAACTTTGATATGGACTGATGTGGCGCTTTACAGCATGCAGTTTATTGGAACGCCATTAACTTTTGGTCTTAATCTTATCAACGAAGGCGTTAGTTTGATTGGTCCTAACGCTGCAATTAATACACCATCTGGTGTGTTCTGGATGGATAAGAAGGGGTTTTATAATTACACAGGCGCAGTTAGTCCTGTGACATGTAGTGTTCATTCCTATGTGTTTGACGATTTGGAAGAAGGTCAGGCGTACCAAGCTTTTGCTTTTTTAAATAAACAATTTAATGAGGTTGGTTGGTTCTATTGCTCTACTGATTCTACAACCATTGATAAATATGTGGTGTATAACTATGTAGAACAGACTTGGAATATCGGGGCGCTTTCACGTACCGCTTGGTTGGATGAAGGGATCGTGGCATTTCCCAGAGCTGCAGGTAAGTCGAGTACCACTCCTTATTTGTATCAACACGAAACGGGCAATGATGCAGATGGAAGCCCGATGGATGATGTTTATATTGAGTCGGCTGACTTTGATATTGGAGAGGGAGAAGACTTCCAGTTTATTAAACGTATGATTCCTGATGTTAAATTCACAGGAAATGGTGGTAGTGATCAGCAAATTAATGTGGTGTTAAAGCAGAGAAATTACCCGGCGAGCTCTTTAAGTACAGATCAAACGAGTAGCTTTACTGCTTCTACTACTAAGATAGATATGAGGGCTAGAGCTAGACAGGCGGCATTAAGATTTGAATCTGATGATGATGCGTCTGTCGATATAAGAGAAGGAGTGGGATTTAGAATTGGTGGAACGAGACTCGATATTAAACCGAATGGAAGAAGATGAGTAAGCTTTTACAAAGCAGGCTTCCCTTTGAAAGGAACAATGTTGTTGAGGCGGGTACGTTTAATAGAACGGTTAGATTGCTCGAGCTTAGTCTTGATTCATTTGACCCTGATGAAACTCCTCAGTTTACTGCATCAGAGATAGATGAGATTAAATTCCAAGCAGGGAATCTGATATGGAATACTACTACTGAAAATTTGCAGGCATGGACGGGAACTGAATGGGTTAATGTAACAACTCCATCCTCTTCAGGGCTTAGTGCGACCGCTTCTGTCGGGGAAGTTCAGGTCATTGCAAATGGTTCAATTGTGGTTGCTCTATGATATATACTAAAAATTGGGAAAAAAATGGCTGATTCAATGAAAAGACCTCCCATGCAAAAACAGGCAGAGCGTTTAGCCGCGCAAGGTCGTTACGGCGATTCGATGCTTGTGCATATGAGCCCGGCCGAAGTTCAAGGGATTGCGTCTTTAGTTCCTGGTGGTCAATTACCTACTAACCCCCAGACCGGCCAACCAGAAGCGTTTGATTTTTTGAAAGCTGTAGGTGCGCTTTGGGGGGCTATAAAAGGAAGAAAAGACGCAAAGAAAGCTTCAAAGAGAGCGCAAAAACAAACGGCTGCAATTCAAGCTAGACAACAACCATTTGATGTTTTTACTGCACAGGCGCTGAATACAGCTATGGCTTCTGACGCACTTCGCCCCGGACAAACCCTCGCAGATCTAGGCGGTAAAGCTAGTTTCTTACCAGCTGGTACGTCAGCTGGAATGAATATGGGTTATCAAGGTATGCCAGGGGTAATGTATGCAAATCGCCAGTCTATTGGGCCATTTTCAAGACAGGAAACTCCACCACAAGCAGCACCACAACCCATCATGGAATCCCCGGCTGTGGCTGATGGTGGTTCAAGTGTTGATCAGTTAGAACTCATTAATGTAAGAAGAAGAGCGCAAGGTCTTCCTGAATTTGAAAGCATAGAAGATTATTTTGACTTTGTTTCGACTACTGATAATGACGACTTTTATGGAGGATTTCCAATCATGGCAGCTGAGGGAGGTATTGCGTCATTACCTCATTTTGCTGGTGGAAATATGGTTGAGAATTTTCCCAGAGTGGGTGGCCAAATCTCTGGGCCAGGAACAGAACGGTCAGATGATATTCCAGCCATGTTGAGTGATGGTGAGTTTGTTGTTAATGCAAGAGGACTTCGAGGGCTAGGAAAAATAAATGGCGCTAATGGAAGTAAAGCTGATCAACGCAGAGAAGGTGCTCGAACTATGTACGCGCTACAACGAGCTGGTGAACAAGCATTAAGGAGGGCTTAAAGTGGCTACTACTGATACTGAATTAGTTCAGGAAAGTGCTCCCTTTCTTGCTCCTGAATGGCAAAGACAATATCAAGATCCAGCGGTTGAACTTACAAGTCGCCGTATGCTCGAGTCTTACTTTGGCCCTGAAGGATTAATCAGTCAGCAAATACCTGTTCCTATTCAACAGATTGCAGGTCTTTCTCCTCAAGAAATTCAAGCTAGAAATCTAGCTCAAGGTCTTGGTGGGTTTGGTCAACAACTCGCAGAAGCTCAAAATATGTATCGCCAAGGGGCAAGAGGATTTGACCCCTCTACTGCTGGGGTGTTTGGCGATCCTAGAGCGAGACAATTATATGAGCAAAGTTTAGGTGTTTATGACCCAAGAACTGGGCAAGAGTTTGTTGACTCAAGTGCTAGGGAGATGATGGAAAGTGCGGCTGGAGATGTACGAGGCGCACAAGAAGGTATTAGTGAAGAAGTGTTTGATGCCCAACGAGGTATGAGAAGGGCTGGTCAAGGCGCAAGAAGAGAAGCGAAAAGAGGTCAAAGAGGAATTCTTGATGCGGCTGGAGGTATATCAGGCCAAGTGGGTGGAGCGCAAACTGGCGCTGGAGAGGCAGCTCGAAGAGCAAGAGCAGAAACAGCTGCAGCTGGGAGAGATTTAAGAAGCGCAGGCCAGATGGGCAGAAGCACTGCGATGCAAGGTATTGCAGGGCTAGCAGGAACGGGTGAGGAATATGATCCCTCTTCTGCAAGCAGATACATGGACCCGTTCAATCGGGATGTAATTGAAGCGCAGCAAGCTGAAATTGCTAGGCTTGGAGAGAAACAAAAACGTGATGCCAGAGCGCAACAAGTTCAAGCTGGTGCGTTTGGTGGATCAAGGGGCGCTATTCAGGAAGCTGAGATAGGCCGTAACGTATTACAACAGCAAGCAAAGACTGGTGCGGAGTTGAGATCACAGGGATTTCAACAGGCACAACAACAAGCACAACAAGCTTTTGAACAGGCTCAAGGAAGAAGACAACAAGCTGCACAAATGACTGGCTCTCTAGGTCAGGCAGGGGCGCAGACTGGTATATCTGCAGCGGGCCAAGCTGGACAATTAGGAATAAGCGCAGAGCAATTAGCTCAACGAGGCGCATTGGAGGGAGGACAACTTGGTCTGTCTGGACAACAGGCCATGGGCGATCTTGCTCAACGAGCAGCACAAATGGGTATTTCTACTCGAGAATTACAAGGTCAGCTGGCTCAACAAAGAGGCATGATGGGAATGCAAGGACAGCAGGGCATTGGTGCTCTAGCTGCACAACGAGCGGGTATAGGTCAGAACATTGGATCTCAATATCTCCAAGGACAACAGCTCGGCTCTAATGTCTTTAGTGATCGAATGGGCAGAATGGCTGGAGCGGCTAGAGGGATGGGCGCTCTCACAGGACAACAGTTTGGCCACGCTATGGACGCTTGGGGTCAAGGCGCTGCAGGGCAACGCGCTGGAGCTGCTGGGATAGCTGGCTTAGGACGGCAAGGTCAAGACATGCTCGGAAGACAAATAGGAATACTTGGAGGTCTTGGTCAAGAAGGCAGAGGCATACAACAGCGTGGATTGGATGCTCAGTATACTGCAGCAAAACAAATGGCTGATGAGCCATGGATGAGAATGCAAAGAGGTATGCAGTTACTGGGACAAGGCTCTCAATTCTTGCCTCAATACCAAACTGCTGTTGGAACCGGGCAACAACCCGTTGGTCATTACCAACAACCAGGCTCGTTCGCTGGAGCTGCAGCTGGAGCAACTGCAGGCGCAGATTTCGCTAGTTTATGGGGCTAAGGTAAATAAATGTACGAAGACATTATGCGAAGACCTATGTTTCAAACTCCACAACAACGTGCGGGTGGAGGAATTATGAGGGGTGTTGCGCCTGTCCAAGGATATCAAGAGGGTGGTGAAATTAATCCTTTTGGAATGACTGAATCATCAGCAGGACAACCTGTTCCTAATGATATTTTTGCTGAAGATTTTTGGACAACAGAGACAACCGAAGAAGGATCAGGCATTACATCTAGAGATGTATTTAATTTTTTAATTGCTAATCCTGATGATCCTACTGATGTAGCAATAGCTGCTGCAATGGCTCCTTTATGGATATTTCCTCCTGCCGCTATAGCAGCAAGGCTTGCTCGTATGGGATACAAAGGGCTTAAAGTTACTAAGGCATTAGAAAAAGTAGCTGATGTACAAAATAAAATACCTAAAGCATACGGACTTCTTGGTAGTGGCACAGGTAGAAGATCTGGTCTTGCACAAGCAAACATAGCCAGAGAGGTTCCTACCATAGGCAGAGAGGCTTCTGACGTTTACAAAGCATTTGGCGAAGAAGTGGAAGAAGGTTCTCGTGAAGGCATTGCTTCATTACCCCAAACAGAAGAAGTTGAAGAAACTGAAGAAGTATCTAGTCAAGGTATTGCATCACTTCCTAAAGATTCAGGACGTTTCGGTGAAGGTGATTCAAAGGTTCGTAATAATTTAGCGAATGTCAGCAAAGAACAATTGGATGCATACGGCGGTTCATTAACCGAATACATGAACGAATGGAACAGAACAGGGAATCGTCCTACAACTTTAAGAAAACAACAAGAGCCTGTTGAAATGTGGGGGGGTGGTCTTGCTATTGCTAGACTTTTGGGAAGACTTCGCGGGAAAGGTAAAAAAGGTGGTGCTGTTGAT